AGACGATAGGACGACTGCTCTTCGGTGGACGCCAGAATGTTAATGTTGTTACCCGCCAGCAGGCTGACGTTGTGATCACCGATAATGCTTGAGCCGTTGTGTAGCGCGGCGAACGATTTGGCACTAAATCGCGTCAGCTTTGGCACTCATAAAGGACGTTTAAATCCGTGATTTGGCACTGTGCCAAATCGTTCGCACGGTTAGGCATCCTGTGATGCGGTCAAAAATTTCTAACGATTATTTCATTCGCCTTTTGCCCGTTGTCGCCCACGCTATAGCGGGCCGTTACACCTTGCACATTGAGGCCAGCGAATACCTCCCGCATATCTTTGTGGTCATTGACTGAGATGATGACTTTTCCCGCCATCGAACATGCAAACGCCGCCATCGCCCGGTACTGCTCTAACCCAAATGGGACGCCATAACCCCCGGTTTTCCAGTACGGCGGATCAAGATAAAAAAGCGTCCCCGTGCGGTCGTAACGCCCGATAACCTCTTGCCAGTCCATATGCTCGATGACAACACGACTAAGCCGCACCCATGCCGCTGAGAGCTTTTCCTCAATGCGTAACAGGTTAATGGTGGTGTTGCGGGTAGCGGACGCACCAAAGGCTTGCCCTGTGACTTTGGCACCGAATGCCATGTGTTGAAGGTAAAAAAAGCGGGCCGCACGCTGTATATCTGTCAGGCGTTCGACGTTAGTGTTTTTCTCCCATTCGAATATCTGCCGACTGGTTAACGCCCATTTGAACTGCCGTATTAATTCCTCCAGGTGATGCTGTACGACCCGATACAGATTCACGATATCGCCGTTGATGTCGTTCAACACTTCGACTTTTGATGGTTTCTTCATAAAGAATAGAGCGGCACCGCCGCAGAATGGCTCAACGTAACAATCATGGGCTGGGAACAAGGGCAACAGATGCTTCGCAAGCCTGCGTTTGCCTCCCATCCAGGGAATTATTGGCGAACTCAAAATATCCTCCTGATTAGTTGCTGCAATTTCATCGATCGGTTTCAACGATCGATAACCGTTTATTGATCTATGAGAACAATTGGCAATTAGAATCAAAATAACCACAAATAACACGCGGATGAATAACCTTGCCCCGGCAAAGCCTTTTACACAGCGGATGTTATTAATATGAAAGTCTTTATCATCAATCTAAAACGCTCGTTTACGCGTAGAAAAAGCATTGAAAAAGAATGCGTTAAATACAAACTTGATTATGAATTTATTGAAGCCGTAGACGGTCGTTTATTAAGCCAGGCTGAGATAAAACGGCACACGCGCGAACTGAATTATGCGTGCAAGCCCGGTGAGATCGGGTGTTCGCTAAGTCACCTCAAGGCGTATCGCATCATGTGCGCGCGTGGCATTAATAAGGCGCTTATTCTCGAAGATGATGCAAAGCTGACACCTGAAATAACGGGCGTTTTAACCGAACTCGATAAGACAGGAAACTGCAAAAAACCAACCATTACGCTGCTGACAATGCCCGGACAATATCGGGATAAATGTCTGGCTCATATCGACCAAAATCACGGCGTCTATCCGGTGATTGAGGCGTCTTTGTCGCATGGTTACGTTATTAATTATCCGGCGGCTAAAAAGGCGCTGAAAGCGCTTTACCCTGTCTGGATGGTGGCCGACCGCTGGCAACTTTTTAAGGAATATTCGATAAGTGATATCAATGCGGTTATTCCTCCCGTCGTTGTGCATTCTGAGCTGGCCTGTACATCGACAATAAACGCGCCTGACGAACATGAATCCTATATTCTGGCTAAGAAGCAAATCTGGGACAAATTGAAGAAAAGCCGACCACTTTCAATTAAGTTGAAAAGAACGCTTTGGCTATTGTGTAAAAGGAATTTTATTAAGATTGTGAAGTGCTAAAGTTTGTCGATGGCCCCAGCGTCGCCGGGGCCGATGTAACACGTTCTAGCCGCTAATCGTTAGCCCTGTGGCGCTTCCTCCCCCAGAATATCAGTTAGACCCGCATCAACTGCTGCGTCAATTTCTGCGTCCAGCGTGGTTTTAATCTGCGTTTTGACGGCTAATGTCACAGCGTCAGAACGTAACGCAGTTTTGACCAGTTCGTCGGTAACAATATCTTTAATATCTGCCATTTTTAAATCTCCGTTAGTTTTGGGGGTAAAAAAGGGTTTAGCCCATGCCAATATGCTCATGGCTTTATCCTTTATTTGAGTTGAATCAATAATGATTTATTGATTTATTCGCCTGGCTTTTCAGGCCATGCAATATCAGGGGCGGTGCTGGTATCAATGCGGTTTAATAAAACACGATACCCCGTCCAGGCTTTCAGCGAATCAGCGTCTGAAGGCTGACCGCCGTCATAAGCAATCGAATCATTTAAAATCTGGATATGTTGGGAGGCGGCGCTAATTCGTGAGGCTTTTTCGGCAACTGCGCCTGCAACTTGTGCCGCCTTTTCGGCGTCGGCATCTTTCACCCAGCCTTTGCCATCCCATTTTTCATACTGGCCGGACGGTGCCGTAACGACGGTATTTTCGGGTAAAGGGCCGATATCCGAAATATGGATTTCCTCACCCGTCGCGATGCTGTAAACCGTTTCCCCGCGATGGTCTTCAGACAATGACCAGGTTTCTTTTTCCAGGTCAAAAATAGCGACACTCCCGGCGGGTATTTCAGGCGGTGCGATAACGGTACTGTTTGCCGGTAATCCGGTGTGTGGTGGAATATAGGCGTCACCTTTGCCAATAAATTCATGGGTCAGGGTGAGCAGGTTATAAATGGTTATTTTTTGTTCTGTGTCTGACATTTCAAAAGTCATTATGCAAGCCTCACAATATAATTAAACGCGATGTTATCGACGGTATTTGCCGTATTACCCGCCGCATCAATGGTTACTGTATGCCCGTGTGCACCAATGCTAACTGTATGAGCATGTGCGCCAATTCCGACCGTGTGCGAGTGGGCACCGATTCCAACTGAGTGTCCGTGAGAACCTTGACTGTCAGTCCAGGGGATCAGTCCCTGATTGGCATTTTCAGAGCCTTTCAGTCCGTAGTCATTGGCTATCGGGTCAGCGCCGTAAACGTAGTTTGCTGACATCCTGACGCCCATACGGTGATTGTGAGCACCCTGTGCGTCTGTACCCTTCGTGCCATAGTCAAAGGCATCCGTACCTTTTGAGCCGTAATCAAAGGCATCGGTAGACACAGCGCCCAAATCAGCATTGCTAACCGCACCGGTATGGCTGTGTGCCTGAATGCCGCCCGCCTCAAGGCTCAGAACGTCGCGACTGTCTGGTTTACCTTTAATCGTCCGACTGCGCATATCCGGCAACGTGCCAGAGGGATAAGAAAGTGCCAGTTTCGGGTATTGGGCTTTATCAAAAGCTTGTCCGGCCATAATGGCGAACCCATCCGGCGCAGTATCGGTCGGCCAGGGGAATGGAATACCGACGGGCAACGTAGCGGCCACCACGCCGGCATTAATGAGACTGGTCGCGATGGCCTTAATCCCGGTAAGTAACTGGTCGTTTTTGGCCTCATCCGGCGTTAATTTCGCCTCGGTTAAAATACTGATGATTTCGTTTTGTGTGCTTATTTCGGCTGACTGCATGTCATTGAGCCATTTCGCCGAAACAATAGTCCCTTCCGCGCCGGTTGCCGGGTCGCCGTCCTGAAATAAACCGTTATCGGTATCAATCGGATTAATTACGTTTTTCATGGTTATTGGTCGCCATAATTAAATACAACTTGCGTGTGTGCGGGTTTTAAATCTTGAAATATCTTTTCAATTAAGTTTTCGCCGAAACTTGTCAATCGTTCACCCGCCAGAGAACTGCCCGCACGAAAGCGATATACCGGCACCTGCTGCCCTGAAATATTCACAATCCAGACCCAGATAATATCCGGCGTCCAAATCCTTTCCCCGGCGCGGCCTATTCCCGCTCGAAATGCGCCAGGCTCGCTAATCGTAATGTCATAACCGAGCGATTTCGCCAGATTGATGAAATACGCGCGACTAAGTCCCCCGGTGGCATTCATCGCCGCCAGAACCTGCTGGCGGCGCTGCTGAAGCGTCATCGAACCGGATACACTGAGCTGATAAAGCCTTTCATAATCGGCCAGCAATGACGCCGGGGCATTAAACGGCGTGATGGCGTTCAGTACGTCTTTGCCCTTACGTTCTACAGCCGCCAGCGCATTGCCTTCGGCCCTCAGTTCCCCGCGTAACCTTTTGCCCTGGTGGTCATAAACCCCTTGTGGCAAAAGCGAAAACAACAGGTCAACATAATCGTCGCTCGTCATGCCATATCTCCGACGCTGATCGCTCCGGCGCGTACCCATTCGACCGTTGCCGCGTCTACCTTCGGCACCACGTTGGCGGCGGGGGTCACGATGTCGTAATCGACAACCCCGGCAATGTCAGATACCAGCGCCCCAATCTGCGAACGCACGGCGGTTTCGCTCGGTGCCAGACGGCTGAAGTAGTTCGTCACCACGCTTTGAATCTGCGCTTTTGCTTCGTCCAGGCTTAAATCGGTGCTGCGGTTTACGTTAATTTTCACGTCAGTCGTGACTTCGGTCGGTGCCAGAACCAGTGTGTTTTTGGCTGTGACCGGTCGCTGATCGTCGATATATGTCTGAACGGCGGCGATGGTGTCTTGTGACGGCAAACCATCGGCGGATGTCACCACGACATCAACGGTGCCGTAACCCCGCCGTAAAGGGTAAACATAAGCCTCACTGACACCGCTGACGCTGACCGCCCAGGTGTGATAATCGTACTTATTCCCACCTGCTGCGGGGCGGCGGATGACTTCCAAAAGACGCGCTAACAGTTCCGTGTCCGTTTCATCTTCCGTGCCGCCGGTCATGGTCAGCACGGTCACCGTGCCGTCGACGCCGGACGGCGTGGTCATCAGCGTTGCCGACGTCTGCGCCGTCAGGTTGCCCGCCGTTCCTGCCTCCAGTGCGCGGGCTGAAACCGTTGCCGTACCGTCAGCGCTGATGGTGCCAGCGGCGGTGGTCTGGTATGTCGTGTTGGTGCCCTGAAGGCGAAATTGCAGGCCGGACGGCAATGACGCGTCTGCTGTCCCCCTGAACAGGGTTTTCCCGCCAGCCTTCGTCGCCAGTTTCTGCGACAGGTTGCGCGTTCTGGCGTGCAACACTAAATAATCGTGGTCGGCGGTGTCCGGGAACATCTGGCGGACAATCCATTTTTGATGTTGATATAACCCGTAAACGGCGCTGGCCACCGAATTGGCACGCACGGCGTAATCGCTGTCCTTGCTCACGTCGGCATCGGGAAGTTGATTCCCGATATCACGTAACAGCGTGCCGCTGATGTCAGTTAAAACCGGTGTCGTATGTGCCACGTTAAATCCTGTTTAAATAACCTTTACCGGGTGTGTGAATGTCTCAGGATCGCCGTTCGCCTGGACAACTGAAATCGTCAGCAACAGCCAGCCATCCTGCGGGTTGCTCGGTGTCACCGTAACGGACTGTGCGCGGCCATCGTCAACCAGCGGGGCTAACGCCTGTTCGGTGTATTGCACCGCGCGGCGGTGAACGCTGGTCAGGTCTTTTGCGCGGGCTAAAAGGTGAAGCTTTGACCCCAGAGCCGGGTCGGCCCAATAGCTGCCCTGCGGCGTTTCAAGACGAATATAAACAGCGTTCGACAGCGTGGTGGTGCGTGTTCCGGTGTAATCGCCGGTAAGGGAATCAATCAGTGCGTCCATGCGGACAAGATTATGCGGATGTTGTGCGGGGGGTGACCTACGTGGGCGTAGTGGCAAAATAAAAGCGGCGCAAAGGCCGCTTGAGGTAGTGAATGTTACCCGGCTTGCGGGCCTTCAGAAAGCCCGTCAGGTGTTTGGTGTTTATGTCCACCCATTGGAATGTCTTTTATCACGACGTCGCCGCTGGTGTCGATGGTGCCACCAGAATGCTGAACGTTGCCGCTAAAGGTCGCTGTCGCGCCGTCTTTACCGCCTTTGATGGCCATGCCACCGTTGCCGCTGATTTGCCCTTCGGCGATGACTTCCTGACTGGCCGTCAGCGCTGGAGTGTCAAACTGCGCAGATTCTTCAGCGTTCACGCTGTAGCGTTTGCAGTTGACCTGATAGTCGTCACAGGTGACCGCAATCAGTTTATTGCGCTTGAGTACAATACTGGCCCCCTCGTCGGTGTAGACCGCTACTTCGCCAGATTCCAGCGCCTGTACGCGATAACTGCCGTTCTCCGTGGCAATGACGATAGCGTGTGTGGTTTTGCCACCGAGCGGAAGAACGACGGCCATCGTGCCTGCTGGCGGGACGGACGTCAGGCCGTATTGCTGGAACATTTCGACGTCTTCGAGCGTTTCACCCGCAAGCCCGGACACTTGCGTCGTCTGAACGCCGTTCGCCGATGTGACGCGGGTCAGCACACCGCGAAAGGCACGACGCACGCCGCTCATGGCCTTACCGATGCGCCGGTCGATGATGGTGCTGATATCAGCCATTGTTGATGCTCTCCCAATTTTCCCACAAGCCCGCCTTGCCCTTACGCTTGCGTTTGTGTTTTTTCTTCGGATACGCGTCAGGCAACCAGACCCCGTCTTCGACCAGAGTTAACAGCGTGACGCGTGGCGTGTTGCGCCCGCCCCGAAAACGGCGGTGCATCAGAAAATAAATACCGTCGATATCGTGGGGTTCGCTTTTGACGTGAACGCGCTGGCCAGGCTCCCACAGCACACCGGACGCCGTCCTTAACCCCTTCACCGTGGCGGTCATTGAAAAGGCGTTCAAACGGGCATCGGCCTGTAGCTTTTTCGCCCTAAACTGCACTTCAGCGTCGTCATCAGAATCGCCGCAAACTTCGATGCGGGGGCGATAAAACGTCATGCTGGTATCGGTGGCCGTGCTGCGCCGGTCATGCTTGCCGTTCTCTTTGCCGTAGCCGTGGCCTTGTGCCAGAACCGTGGTTTCTGAAAACCGCTCATTGATACTGCGGCGCACTGAAAGCGCCATCAGATTATTGGTCGGCCCGTCACGCTTCATGACCAGCGTGTCGAGGGCGGGCGTGGTGTAGTCAGGCCCGCCGACAATCAACGTGCCGTCCGGTGCCATCCACGGCCATAAGCCCGACACTTCAGCGGTTTTGGTCAGCGCGCCCCAGGCACTTTCTCCGGGTTCGATGCTAAATTTTTTCGGCGCGGTGCTGCTTTCAGCGCGGATGTCTATTTTAGTGATGCCGAACGGCTTAATGACCTGGGCGATCACTTCGGTCAGGGACATATCGCGCACCGTAAACACCGGGGCCGAACAGTCGACAAGCCACCCGGCTAAATCACGCCCGGACAAGGTGATCGTGTGTTGTTTAGGGGTGACGTTCTGGTCGATTTCGTCGATTCGCCCGGTCATGATCAAATCACCCCCGGCGTACAATTCCGCCCTGGCTCCTTCAATAACTTCGGCGGGCAACGTGCCTGATGAAAGCCCTACGCTCACGCTCCAGGCATCAGCCGGGGTGAGCAAATCCGAATCAACTTCAAAATCAAGCCAGTCATTGTGCGCCACTCCGGCAATACGAAGCGAAAGCCGGTCATCATTTTGCGAAGGCATTCAGCACGTCTCCGGGTTTTAACGCATTGGGGTTTTGCATGGCAGGGTTAAGGCGCACCAGCTCGTCGGCGCGGTCTGCGTCGCCGTACCAGTCAAAGGCCAGCAAATGCACGTTACAGGCACGCGTCACGCTGCGCGTAACTAGCGGCGGCAAGGTTAAAATCAGGCTGCGGGCCTGCGCCTGGATGCTGTAGGCCAGCGCCTGAAGCTGGCTAACCAGTGAGGCGTCGACGTCGGTGTCCGCCGTGGTGTTGCCATCGCTGATGCCTGCGCTGATTTTGTCGGCAATAATTTCACGCTGGCCGATGATGGCGTCTTCAATCATTGAACGCACATTGTTAGTCAGGCGTTCAACCTGCTGGGTCGACAAGGTGGGTTCCGTGCTTTGCGTCAGAAAAATATCGCTGGCGACTTCGGCCAGCTCTGTCAGCACGGTCAGGCGCGTTGTCTGCGTGACCAGCCTGCGGTCAGACTGCGGCATGATGCTCGCACGCGTCAACGGTGAGGCGAAAACGCCGTCGCCCGATGCGCTGGTGCTGAAATTTTGCATACTGGCGAGCTGTTCAGGTAAAGCAATCGCGCCCAGACACAACGTCTGGGTCGCTTCAAAGTCTGACACCACGGTCGAGCTGATCAGACTTAATGAGTCAGTGAAGGTGGTCGTCAGTGATTTAACGTCGTTGACGAAAACGCCAGGGTAAGAAAACAAATCCAGCGTGCTGCCGACCGTCGTTTTGATATTGTCTTCCAGGCTGGTTATCACGTATTGCGCCGTAGACAGAATATTGGTTACGCGGGCAACGTCCTGTTTGACGGTGTTCAGCGTGTTGACGGCATCGGCGAACGCGGCGGCGGCGCTGCCCAGCATCCCATCCGTCAGGCTATTCACCGTATCGGTCAGGCTTTCGGCGTAAGTCTCGGTAAATAACGCCTGTTCCGTGGTGGCTTCTATAAAATTGAGTTCAACCGTCACCGCGTTCAGCGGTTCAATTTCATGCTCAATGCCGACGTTAACCAATTGGGCCTTCGGGATTGACCCCCACATCGGATGGATAAGTTCCCCCGCGCCGCTTTCCTTTGCCGCCTTTAAAAACCCTTTTAACTGCGTTTGATAGTCGTCGCCCCAGAACAGCGCAGTAATGCGAAACGTCATGGCTTTCATGCCCTGGTCTTCGACTTCAGCCCCGTCGCGGTAGGGGAACGTATAGGCGACGATGTCTTTTTCCAGTGTGTCAGACGTCGACAAACAGTCGAACGTTACGCCACGAAAAGACGCGGTTTCCAGTAAATCAATGCCGAGCGCCCCGGCAATTTGTTTGATGATATCGGCCATCGTTATTGTCTCCGGCTGTCACGTTCCATGCGTTGCTGTACCGACGCGGCGATGTCATGGCCATCAAGCTGCACGGTCAGGTTAATAGGCTGCGGCGCAACGGATGAACCACCTGGCTGCGGGCCGACTCCGGGCGGTAACAGGCTGGTCGATGACCAGCGGTTTATCGTATTCAGCGCCGGTAACTCGCTGCCGTTCGCGCGCATGTTCTCCATTTTCAACCGGTTCAGTTCGCCCATCTCGCTGTTATGGCCCGCAATGCCGTTATAGGTTTTTCCTTCACCCATTGCCTGAAGGATGCCGACGACATCATGACCCGCTGACGCGGTGGCATACACACCGGCACCGGTTAACAGGCTGCCCGGCTTGAACAGATTTTTCCCTTTGGACAATCCGCCTTTGGTCAGTCCCCATGCTCTGGACAACAATCCCTTCGCCGCCGCGCCACCTGCGGCCCCTCCGGCGACGTCAGCCGCGCCGCCACCTAATATCATGCCGACGCCCGCTTTAGCCGCTGCGGCGGCACCTAATGCCGTGATGGCCATTGCGGCCCCTGCGGCGGCGGTGCTGACGCGGGGGAATTCATCGGCCAGCTTGGCCCCGGTTTCGGCGATATTGCCCAGGGCTTTAGATACCGGGGCGATAGCATCGTTTGAGGCGAACAGTTTGGCGTTTGCTGCCTGGTGTACCTGAAATTCCGGTTCCTGCTGGATCAGACCATAATCCAGATCGGCTGAACGGTGCCCGTCGGGAAGGTGGAATTGCTCCATCTCTTCATCCTGAAGCCGCTGAAAATACGGACGCTGGCGGCGCAGGTTCAGGAACGCGTTTCGGGCCTGCTGGTTCGGGAACAGGCGCGATACATAGCCACCTTCAATCAGGTCGCGTTGTGATTCGATGCGTTCGCGCGCCGCTTCGTCATGCGTGCCCGCCAGTTGCTTTGTGAGGCTTTGATAATTGGGGTCATACTTAAGCGCAGAATCGACCACTTTGTTTGTGGTATCCAGCGGCGTCAGACCTTGCTTTGCGTCTGCTAATTCCAGCGCCTGAATATCGACACCTTTGCCCCGGATTTTTAGGCGTTTTGCGTTATTGACCAGGTTTGAGGATGTCAGTTCAGCTAACAGGTCGTTGGCATTGGTGGCGGCTTCTTCCGGCGAACCGGCACCGAGTGCTGACGCTTCAAAGAGTGCGGCGACCTGTGCATAACCTTTTTGCCCCCGGAAACCGGCAGATTTAGCCGCCTCAAGGGCGCGGGGTAATTCGCTGGCCAGAATCGGGACATCGACACGACCGTTCTGTGCCGCCGTGGTGGTGACCGACAGCGCGGTCGTGGCGTCTTTTTTGCTTAACCCGAAGTTTTCCGCACTGGCGGCAAGGTTGGCCATCGCGATAGGCGATGAGTTGGTGGCCGTCGCGTTACGCATAACTTCCGGCAGGAATTCACGCGCACGGTTGAAATCCATGCCGGTTCGGATCATTGCCGTCAGTGCGCCGATGCCTTCATCGGGTGTGCCGCCTTCACGTAAGGCCGTGCGTAATGCCTGGTCAATTTCTTTTTTCCCAGCGACGCGTCCGGCAACGTTGCGGTCTTTGAATGCAATGTTGGCCAGCTCCGCTTCCGCATGGCTGAGGCTCATCTGGTCGGTAATGGGTTTGCGCAGGGTCATCGCCCCCGCTGCGATGCCCGCACCAATGGACAATAAACCCTTGCCAAACTGACGTTGCTGACGCTCCGCGCCTTCCAGTTCGCGACGTAACCCGGCGACCTTCGACTGCATTTTTTCGTAGGCGCGGGTCTGTTCGTTGGCGGACAGAACGCCGCTTCGCTCCATGCGGTTGTAGGCGGCTGTGGTACGGGTGATTTCTCGCTGAATATTACGTTCAGAGCGGATGCCCAGCGTTTCGCGGGCGCTTTGCATCCGGCGAAACTCTTCGGAAAGGGAACGAATGCGGGGCGTCGCGTTGTCGGTCACGCCGAACTTGATTTGTGTGTCGAAATCGCGGGCCATTGATTATTTCCGGTTGCGTCTGGAGGGGGAAGACCGCCGCGCAGCGCCGGGACGCTTACGACGACGGCTGACCACTTTTTTATCGTTCTGTTTGGCCCATTCTTTCGGATTTTCTTTCCAGTTGATCGCGTCGAACAGGCCCGCCAGTTCTATAGCGTTAAGGGTTTTGAGTCTTTCTTCGCTGATGCCGTACTCGCCGAGCCTGATGACTGCGCGTCGATAGTTTCTGAGTTTTCCTTCTGCTTGCTGCGCTTTTTTTTCGCTTCAGCCTGGGCCGCTTTCAGCGTGCGGTAATCATCCATGTCCAGTTCATCACACAACAGTTCATAGGTGATCGCCTCCGGGGGAATATCGCCCAGGGAAACAATACAGCGCATTAACACGCCGAGATTCTGGCCCGTTTCAGAGATGCCATCTTCCACAACGGCAATTTCATCGCCTACAGTAGACAGACGCACCGTGAAATCCTGGTGCATCTTGCCGTCGAAGAGGACGCCGCCCGCGAGCGTGCCGGACTGGGTGAAGCTGTGCGCGGTTTTGTTCTGGTTTTCCATGTGCTGTTATTCCTCAACTTTGTTTAATGCAAACGCAGTAATGTTGATGCGCGCTTCGTTGTCGACGCTGTACTGTTCGCCCACTTCCGTGACGAAAACGTCCTGGTACGTGGTGCGGGTGCCGGTATCCGACAGCGGGTATTGCGTCATCTTCGCCCCTGCAATTGCCGCCCAGTTCACTTTCTGGCTGACAGGAACGACAGCGGTGATGCTCAGTTCCCAGGTTGCAATACCGTTTGAGTACCCTTTGGCGCGTCCGGCACTGTTCATCGTCTTCACCAGTTTTTTACCGGTGGTTTCGCGAGGGTTAAATTCGGTGACTTCGATTTCCTGGCTGTTCACTTCCAGGACAATCGAGCCTGTGTATTCAATGGCCATGAAAATTCCCCTTTAAAGCAGATAAATAAGACCGGCGAAAATATGCAGGCCGCGCACGACCGGAGCCGGGATTGTGGCATCGGCACGCGTGTCGTCCTGGGCATTGCGAACCACCGTTAACTGGTCTTTGTACGCGTCGACGTTCTCGACAATTTCCAGTCCTTCCAGCACATAAAGCACGTCCAGTAACTCAGAACGGATGCGTAACAGTTTGGCGTCGGTCAGTTTTTCACGCGGGAAACGCTGGCTGATACGGGTACGGCACGCAAGGCGAACGTAATCGAGCGAACGAATGATGGTGATATCCATCAATGCCCGGTCGACCACGCCTTCCGCGTTCTTCACGTAAGTCGAGATGGCCCGCACGATTTGCACCGTATTGCCTACCACCTCAAACGGCGTCAGGCCGTTGGCCAGCGCGTTTTCCTGCTCTGTGCGTCCGGGCCAATTTTGCTGCGCAGTGATATCCAGGCCGGGTAACGTCAGCGTGTTAAGCGGACGTGCCGGGTCGTCTTCGGAGGCGATCACGGCAGCGTAAATCGCTGCAATTTCGCCGTTCGGCATCATGGAACCGTTATGCCAGCCTGTTGTCAGGCGGGCCACATTGACCGCGTTCGTCAGTTTCGTCCCCGTCGAAAGCGTGCCATTCCACCCCGCGACACCAATTGCGCCCCGTTGTTCAAGCGGGCCTGAAACGCTATCCAGATGCTTGGTCAGGCTGCCCAGCGCGGCATTGGTCGAATACGGCACGATCAACATCGTGTGACCGGCACTGAAAATTGCCGCTAACGCGCCATCAATCGCTGGGTCGCCATCACCACCGCTCAACTTATCCCATGTCTCTGCGGGGGCGCTGCTGACCGTAATGCCAGCGGCGGTGATATCAACAGACAAGCCGATTTCGTTTGCTGCCAGGCCTTTGTTTTTTGCGGTGACCTTGATTTCCTCAACAGTCGTTCCACCCGTGGCAACCGCATTCATCGACGCAATCACAGGTAAGTCCCTATTGGCATTGATAGCTGTAAGTAAATCGTCCATCACATCAGGAGCCTGGGCACCTGAGTTAACAGCAACAGCCACCGTTGTACCCCCGATGTTGATGCTCACCTGTCCAGAACTGGTCGCTGTACCTTCTAAAAGAAGAGCACTCCTCGCCGCCACTCCGGCATCGTCATCATCAATTGCCACCACAGACAGTTGTAAATAACCATTGGCTTTCATGGCGGCGTCAGCCATACGGTGCACTTGTGACCCGTGCCCAAAATAGGCGGCAACATCACTCGAACTGAACACATCAATGGGTGTTAATGATTCAACAGCGGTAGACGCCGTTGTGCGTTGCCCGATGATGACCAGTTTCTGGTCATTGGTCGCCAGGGCACGCGACGCCATCGTGTAATTAAACTCGAAGTATTTGCCCGGTTTTTTCGTGGTTGTCGGGATGCCGGTAAAGTTCACGATATTGCTCATGACGCCCCCTTGCTTTCTGCTGTGTCAGACTTATCAGCGACGTTTTTAACCTCTGCCGGGGCGAGTGCTGCCGTTTTAGTCAGGATTAAATCGCCTTCGCGCAAACGGCGGTGATAATAGGCAGACTCTTCAACCTCAAATACATCTTTATCATTGATGTATTTACGGGCGTTATCTTCACGCGGCACCTGTAAACCTGGGCGTGCAATGACTTTAATTTTACTCATCGTTTCTTGTCTCCACGATATCTTCAGCGGCATTACCGCTTTGTCCTGGCAAGCGGTACGCCATGCCGGTGCTTTCGTGCATTGGCCACGGCTTGTCGAGTTTCCCGCCGTAATACTGGAATGCATAATCGTCATCCGCGTCGGACTCCGGGGCGGGCCAGCGCGCATTGTCCAGCGCCTCTTCGACCCAGACGGTGTCAAACTCGCAGGCATAAGCCGACAGGGCTTTATGGTTCATGGCGGAATTAAACAAATTGCGCACGCGTCCAGGCATTAGTGGTTCAATCTTCAGACCGAAGTCCTGACGGGTCAGCAACCGGCGAATACTGCGGATCAAAAGATTTGAACCGGGTTCGTCGCGATTGATGCCCATCGGCCCGCCCTGACGGCGTGCCGTTTCTTCGCGCACGTTGTAACAAGCCACCATCACGGAAAATCGCCCGGTGACATAAAACTTTTTGCGGTGCGTGCTGACGGGTTTGGTGCCCTGAACGCCCAGGAACGTGACCCACACAGCGGGCAGGATATGGACAACCGCGCCCATGTCTTCCAGCTCGCCACCGTAGCTGTTCACCTCTTTGGCCATCTTGCCCAGGCCGAGGCGAAGACGTTCGACGATGGCGTTTTCTGTCAACGTGATCATCAGTAACCGCCTCCCTGAGTTGAACGGCGCGACCAGTTTTTCGAACCTGAACAGAAGGCGACGCTACTGCCTGCGGACGGCACCGCCGCACCGGTATCGGCAAACACGCCCAGCGTCACCGTGCCGTTAGCGACTTTTTCCAGATAGCGGATCGCATCACGATAGCGGTCACGGATTTCGTCGCTGCACGTTCTTTCTGTACCGGTCAGGCGGTAACGGGCAATGTCACAGCAAATGCCTTTTAAAATCGGCGGCGTTTGCGGTAACGGCAGTTTGTAGCGTCCGGCGATGTAACCGTTGATTTCATCCGTCGCCTTCGCTAGCCCCTTGCCTAACACGTCAGCATCAACACTGCCTGCAAGTTCACGGTCGGACAGTGTCCGCGCTTCGCGTTCGCCGAAGCTTTCAATCATGTCATCGCTGGACGCGTACATCGTTATGCCCCTGCGCCGGTTGACCCGTAAGCCATTTGCCAGAAGCCGAAGCCCGCCACGCCGCGCGATTCTGCACCAAATTTGTACATGCCACGCATGAAAACGTCGTCTGCGTTCATGTCGGTCTGTGAGACAAACACAGGTTTTTTGCGCTGCTGGAAAATCAGTGGCTTCAGCGGGCGCGACACATCCAGCAAGAACCAGGCGGTGTCGGACTTGAGCCAGTCAACGACCAGCACTTCGGCGGTGCCTTTGTAAAGGTTGGTTTTGCCGTCTTCCAGGCGTTCAGCGGTCATCAGGGCATTCGCCGTATCTTCCAGTGCCGGTGGCACCACAAGCAGACCAGGGCGAACGGTGAGCGGTCGGCCATCTTCATCTTTGAACTTACGCATTTGTGTACGCGCAGCACCGTAAGAGGCTTTTGCTGCGGCTTGCGATTCAATCGACAGTGGCGCGGTGCCCATATTGGAATAGGTCAGCTTTCCGACTTCGTGTTTATCGCTGAAGAACGGCTTGTTGTCGTAACACTTCGCCGTAAACGCGATATTAAGAAGCGAAAAGACCAGTTCGTCAGGCCACTGTTTTGCAGAAAAACCCGCGTCTTTCGCCTGCGGGGCGTAAATCCCCAACAGGTCATCTTCAATGTCATCGCGGTCAACTTCGACCGTCGCTTCATACTTTTCATTGACCAGGGTGTAATTGCTGGCAGCAAGGGCTTTAACCTGTTTGTCGCCAATCCATTTACGCATACGCGGGAATTTGTTCAGCCAGGCGTAATCGTTCGATTTGCTGGTGGACGGCACAAGCGTCGCGACCTTGTCCCACTGCGTGGGGGTGTCGGCGAACGCGTTGTTAAAGGTGGTTTTCAGGTTGACGAAAATCGCCTTTAAATTGGATGCATTAACAAGCATGTGAAACTCCTTTTAGTAAACCCAGACGCCGTCTGTGTCGATCATGATGATGGTGCCCGCCTGGGATTGGCTGGCGTCGCTCCCGTCTTCTTTGGTGCTGCCGTCTGTTGCTCCGACCGTTTGGTTATCAACGATGTACGCACGTTTGCCCATATTGGCCTGGGTCACGCTGCCGTCGTTTTCCCAGCAAAACGCTTTATGGCTGTGCACGATGATGGCCTGATCACCGTCATTGCCCGCACTGTTGTCGACGCGTTCTTCAGAACGGCCCAGATAAGCCAGCCCCAGCGCAGCGGTGCCGTTAACGGCGTAGCCAGTGGCACTGGCGCAGACAATGACGCCCGCCGGGATAACTTCACCTTTTGCCACCGGAACCGGTGTCAGGATGCAATCACGGTATGGCGTGTTGCGGTCTTCGGTTGTCGCTGCCATCGTTTATTCCCCCTGGCCGTTGAGTGCTTTGGCGATGTCTTTCGGGTCATTGCCAAACGCGTTGCAAATCGCCAACGAATCCGCGTCCAGCTCTTCGCGCTGCTGCGGGCGGTTCGGGGCGTTATTGGTCTGTAATCCATTTAACGCCGCAATCGGCTGGGCCTTATCCAGATAAGTTTTCAGGTAAGACAGGTCTTTTTTGCCCAGGTCGCGCGCCCAGTCTTCCATCGCCGGATTCAGTCGCCCGTCGCTGAGTGCGGCGGTAATCAATCCGTCAACCTGGCCACCATTGATTTGGGCGGTCAGCGCGGCCATCTGGGTTTGCAATTGTTCCACGGTAGCCAGCGGCACAAACTTCGACGGGTCAGGTGACTGAGTCGTCAGGGTTTGTACCTGAGTAGACAGTGCGGCGATTTGCTCGTCTTTCTGCGCGTCCGCCGTCACGAACGTCAAAAGGTCAATGCTGGCGGCGGCGGTGCCCTGACCGTTGGTCAGTTTGGCGATCAGCTTTTCCAGCTCCGCTTTAACGTCATCAGCGGTGGCCGACAGCGGTAAATTAAGCATCCAGCGCAGTTGTTCTAAAATTTCGTCCACGGGTTCCCCCTCAATTTCAAAGTTTTGTGATGCAGCGGCTAAGATTTCGTCCATGCCGTCCAGGGCGGGCGTATTGGTTAGCGCCGAATTAATCAGACGGCGCACAGCCCCGTCTTTGGTGTAGGTGAACAGCGGCGAGATAAAGCGGTATTCCTTCGCGTCAATCATGGTTTTCGCCGCATCCGTCCATTCAACATCGGTGGCGAACAGGCCGACGCCTTCGACCCATTCAAGCGTTTTAAACCAGCCCGCTGCGGGGGCTGGCTGTCCGTTATTTTGGGTGTTCAGGCTTTGGTGTTCGTAGTCGAAGCAATACGGGTTCTGGCGTGCATCAGCGGCGGCGATAAGCGCATTAGCCAGCGTCGCATCGAGAAACCAGAAAGGCGCATCGGTCGGGCGTCCGTCCACGGCGCGAAATTCGCCTGCGGGGAAAAGCTGAACGCGCGGCCCGGCGTCTTTAATCTCGATGGAACATGCGGCAATGCGCGGTTGCTGTTTCACGATTCCTGAATCCCGTTGATTGATAACGGGGAAACAGTAACGTCGTGCGGCACAGGTTTTTACCTGCGGGGGCGTAGTGGGTAAGTTTTGGGCAAGATGAGGGGGAAAACAGGATTAACAGAAATAAGCGACCGGGGGCAAACATGCAACCCCATTTAAATGCCGTTTAAATCGCGCTGTAAGGTGTTGAATGGGATTCAGGGCGGTCATTGTATACGATAAGCGCCTGACGGGCGTCAGAGGCGCTTAAATTCATTCATCCATGCCGGTGTTCTGAAACACATAATCGTTAATGGTTTGGGTTACGCCGTCCAGGTCTTCATCGGTCATCGTCAGAAAAGGACGCGCGGGAATATCTGACCCCGGATGGTTAACCTTTTTGACTACGCGACCGCCGAATGCAAGGGCTTTTTTATCGCGCGGGCGAATGACGTGAGGGCGCGTCTTGCCGCCCTGGTTGTGAATATTGGCGTAAATAACGTTTGTCCCCACGACGGCGGAGTCGTTATCTGAATCCGAATCAATGGAACGTTTGAGACGCCCGGTTAATTGCAGAATTTCGCCCGCGCGTTCTATCGACTTCCACTTCGGGCGTCCCTGCTGTTCGAAGTTCTCCATCACGGCGGCGTGCATGTCTTCACTGATGGCCCGCATCAGCGGCACGCGGTGGGTCAGACGCTGTGCCATTGTTTCAAGCGCCACGCGCAGCGAGTCAGGTACGTCAATCGTGAATTCACTCATCGGCCCATTTCCCCATCAAAACCGGTAACCGTTTCAGTTCGGCAATATCGGCATCGGCCAGCGGCGCGGCATGGCTGACAACCGGCACGCCGTTTTTCATCGCCACCTGACACAAGCGAGGCGTGCCAGATGTCAGCTTGTCCATCACGTAAATAAACCCGGTGCCGTCGGCTGATTGCAGCACAACGTCGGGATGGGCCAGCAAGGCGGGCAGACGTAACCAGACCGGATCCAATTGCTCAACATTTCCCAGGGTTTCACCTTCGATACGCACAACCGCGCTCACCGGCTGCGCGGCGAGACTGTCAAGCAATGCCGGTTTAAGTGCGCCCGCATAACGCCATTCGCTTTGTAAGCGGGTGTCCGCGTGGGCCATCCGCACCCAGTCGGCAATGTCGCGCGTGTACTCCGTCAACATTTTCGGCTGGTTCATGACTTCATCTGCGGCCAGTGCGGCAAGGCGCGGGGCGACGATATCGCCTTTGCGTAACAGCTGATCGCCCAGGCCGCTGAGATAACCGCGACCGGGGTTTTGATGGAAACCGGCGTCCGGGGTGAAAATGTTTCCGGTTTTCGGGTCGCGATAGGCCAGAACGCGGCGCATGTCGTCCTGACCATAAGGCTGTTCTATCCACTCCATACGGTCTTCTGACGACTCCAGCCCGATGGCGTGTTTATCGAGTTCCCGCTGATTCAGGGCGCGAACGTTGCACCGGCACCGGTAACCGTTCGGCGGGAAAATGACGTCCCAGATGGGGTCGTCGTAACGGAATACGCGCTTATTCAGCGCCGCATGGGCCGGGCGCGTGAGGTTATCCATGATGGCGTCGTATTCCCAGAAAGGGCGGAAAGCGACGTTTTCCATCATGCGCTGATAGCGTCCCGCCGCGTATGACGATTGCATATTGGTGCGGAAAATCGTTTCCATCCGGTACGGCAACAGTTTCTTGCCTTCCAGCTCTCCCGTCTGCGGGTCTGCCTTCAGCCCTTTGCCTATCCAGCCTTTGCGCTCAAGCGTCGGCATCAGTTCGGCCTGAAACTGTGCCAGCGTTTTGCCGTTCTTCAGCGCATCCGCTAAACCGTTCTGAACATCGGCCAGCACATCCTGTTTAAGTATACCGGCCACAGTAAAACCCGTTGCCTGTGCGCTGTCTTCCACGTCGTGCCAGTTAAAGCCGATCACGTAGCCTTTCGACTCGAAGTATTCAATGGCTTTGGCCGGGGCCAGTGTGGCGGCGAAACCCAAATCAACCGGCATTTAAACGCCCCCAGATATCGGCGGCAAAGATAGCCTGGGTGACCAGTTGGCGAAGTTCGTCATCATTAAGCGCCGGATAGGCGTCAGACAAGGCCGCGCGGGCTTCGTCCGGCGTCTTACCCTGAGACAGCGCCGCCAGCAACGGCGTTAAAAGCGTGGACATCGCTTTCGCAGACGCATCAACGATGGCGTCCGGGGCGTTATCGATGGCGTCCTGTTCCGGCAGGCTGTTATTTGCCGGTGGTTCAGCGGCAAGCGCGGCCAGTGACAGCATCGAGAGGCCGACCGGCTGCGGAGCAGTGATCGGCATCATGCCGGTCTTAACCAGAATCGCTTCGCCTTTCTCCGGTTCAGGAATGCGGGTCTTTTGTCGTGCCCACTTCAGGCCGATAGGCATACCCGCCGTGACCAGCTTGTCGATGGCGTCGGCGGTGACGGTCAGGTCATCAGGTTCAGACGTGTCGAATTTAAAGCGGCACATACGGCGCGGGGTGATATCGCCGAAGCCGTTCAGCACTAACAGCGGGTAAAGCAGTTCGCGCGTCAGCGTGCTGGCCACCTGCACAGCATCACTGGCCATTAAGTCGTGACGGACTTCATTATGCACGTTGCCCAGTGCGTTGGTGCTGGTCTTGCCATCGGCCTGAGACGTCAGTGTCGCGCCCAGGATAACTTTTGATTGCGTCCGTTCGCACCAGTCGATCATGAACTGGAACGGGTCAACCTGACCTTGCGCGGCGGACTGAAAATCGATGGTCATGCCGTCCGGCATGATGCCGCCCGCGTTGTGTCCCAAATCGATAATGGCGTGCATAAGCGCCATCTTTTGATCTTCCGTAGAACCCGCCGGATATTTACCGACGCGCATCGGCAGGCCGTAGACTTCCAGAAATTCAGCCAGGTCACGCGCGGACAGGTTTTTAAACAGATACGACCAGGCCAGCACTCGGAATAACCCGGACTCTGCCAGCCAGCCGCTTTTCGCCCGATGCTTATGCAATACCCAGCCGAACGGCTGAAGCGTTGCACCGTCCAGCGTTCCGTCGACCAGGTTGATAATGTTGCCGTCAAACTGCGGCGTCTGAAACCAGCGCTGCGGGCGCTTATGAAACTTACCCGGTAACCATGTTTTGTCTGAGAAATCCCATTCGATTTCTATCGGCGAAAAGCCGTGGCCCACGGCGTCGAGCATGTCAAAGACCAGCGTTTCAAAGTCAGGCAGGTCTTCAAACCATTCAGTTGCAACAGCGGCCATCTCCTTTTCGCGGTCGGTAGCGTTACGCGGCGGTGCGATGCTCCAGTCCAGCGACATACAGGCGCGGCGGCGCTTGCTCAGTTCCGCAAAAATATGGCCGTCGCGTTCTTCCATGTCTGTGAAAAAGTCGGCCTGACGCGTCAGGTTGCCTTGTTCGGCTTCGGCAAACATCCGATAAAGCCGCTGAACGGTGACACCCATTGACGGGTGTTCCGCCCATTGTTGGCGCATGATCGATTCGGTATCTGACTGCTGAACGGTCAGCGTTTTTTTCGACAACGGATTGCCGTAGACGTCGACTAACTGGCCCATTACCAGCCTCCTTTAGAAAATCCTGTGCGTCCGCCGCTGCGACCGCTTGAAAGTGACCGGTATTCACCGACCGGCGCACTGGTGACGGCCAGCGCCCAGAGCATATGTAACGCATCCGGGCCGTCATCGTGGTCAGCTTTGGGGAAGTGGCGAAGCTGTTGAATAAGCGTTGACTGCGACGGGTGAAGACGGATCAAACCGTTTTCCATGTGCGGCTGTAGCGACTCAATGCGTAAGAGTTTATCGGTGTGGGGAATGACCGCACGCGCCGGAACCGGGATACCCAACTGCGCAGAGCGTTTGATAAGTTCGGTGCGTAGAAACTCCTGAAACTGCACAGACTCAATGCCCCAGACAAGGCACTGATATTCACGCTGTAAATCGATAACGTCGCTGATGATTTTATCCGGCAGGCGTTTACGGATAGCCGCTTCGACCACGTCCAGAATACCGGTTGAGCGGTTAAACCCGCCGACCAGTAAGGCCGAGGGGTCACGACTTCCGCCGTTCTTGCCCAGACTGGGGTCACAGGCCCCGTAAAAAAGCCACTCATTAAGCCGGTTAACCCAGAAGTTAATGCAGGTTGCAAAGATAGCGTCTTCACCGCTGACCGGGTCATTCTGGTATTCGGAATCAAAGGTTGAATGACCATCGCGCGCACGTATGAGCATCAGGGCCAGTATCGGACGCGCAGACCAGGACACAATCGCGCCTTCGTCCATTTCGCGCTTGTGAAGGTTGTAGAACTGCTGGGCAGGGTCTTCGCCTTCGTTGCGTAACAACTCTTCCCAGGTGTCCCACAGCGACATATTGAACGGCCAGCGACGAACGGCTTTAAAACGCTTAGACCGCCACATCGGGTTAGCCAGGGTGCGTGACAAAACAGAATCGTAATGCAGGATTGTTCCGATATAGACGACGTCCATTTTTGCCCCTGCGCCGCCTAACGGCAAAACGGTCTTCTTCAGCCAGTTTTCCGTCTTATCGCGCTGATCGGGATTGCGTACCTGTTCGTCATTCTCGATATCGTCGAGCACGACCAGGTCGGGGCGGTGTGGGCCATGACGCAGACCGCGAAGTTTTTTACCCGAACCTGCTACCTGCACTTTGATGTCGTTACGCGTGAGGATTGTCCCCATCTGCCATACGCGGCCCTGACCGCACGCTTCAGGAAAATCAGCCAGTAAACGCGGGTTAAATTCCAGCTCCGCTTTGATGGCTTCAAGCATCGGATAAGCCTGATCGATGCTGTCCATTACGATGACCGGGTAATGCTTAATCCCTAAAATAATGCACCACATCACGAACAACTGACTGACCAGCGTTGATTTGGCTTCACCGCGCGGCGCGGCGATGGCGTCATGTTCGCCTTTCGGGCTGGCGACAATCTGCGGCAAGCGGTTGAACAAATAGACGTGCAATTCGCTGGGGTCGGAATGACGAACGTAATGTGGAAAATATTCCTGTACGAAATAGCCGTAACCGTCAA